GGTAGTAAAAAATAGTTAAAAAAAATTATAGAATTGTGCCACTTAGAGTGACTTTTTTGTGTCCTTTAAGTATTGTTTGGACATCAGGGTCAAGACGTGAAAAGAGTTCACTAACGCCTGTATTGACATCTCCGTAAGTATTGAAGGGAGTATCTTTTCTCTTAAAGTATCTAAGAGCTTGTATTAATGTTGCAGTCTTTATATCTTCAGGGACAATCGAATATCCCCACTTTGCAGTAATTTGAATATTGTTTTTTATTGTTGGGTCAAATCTCTCTGAGCTTCTTGTATCAAGAATTGTAATTTTGTTAAAAGGCTCATAGTAAGTTGTGCCACCTGTAATCTTTATGACTCTAGGATTAGTTGGCTCAACAATGTAGTCTGTGTTTAAAGTAAGTGTCTTATTAAAGCTACCGTCATCATTTGTATCTAACTTAACTATCAACCCAGTAGTTGTTGAAATGTCAGGTGTATCTATGTACAACCTAGTTTTAGGTGTAAAAGTTTTATCGACAACTGTGCTATCTTGCGAGAATTTTCTCCCACAAATACTATCAATTAATCTACAAGCTGAATCAATAGCAGTATCGATATTGTCATCTTGTCCTGTACCTGACAAACCAATATATGCTTTTAAATCAGTTTTGTCCACATACTGTGCCACTTAAAACCTACTTAGCTTTATTTTCTTTAGGTGCTTTTGCTTTTGTTGTAACGAACTTAAGAGCTTTGTAATCTGCTTCGTGCATATCTTGACCTGCTTTGCCTATAAGTTTTCCTTTATTCCAACCTTTAGGTAAGCCTTCAGTTGACTCAGCACATTCGCCTTTGTCGTTACTCCATATATCTTTTTTTAATTTCATAATTTCCTTTTTGCTAGATGTCCCACTCTCGTAAGAGGAATGGGACATCAAAGCCATAATCTAATTTCTTAGAATCCTGTGATAGTACAGAATGCTGAAGCTCTATAAATAGGCATTCCCATTCGTACTGTTGCCTTCATAACAACAATGTCTTTTACGAAATTGTCATCATGAGAGTCGGACATAGCAACTTCCATACCTTGTCTTGCGACAATATGAATAGCTTGTCCACCACCGAATACACCAACGATTACTGTACCTGCACCTGCTTCTGTTGATAATACAACAGGCAGTCCCCAAAGGGTAGGTGCAACGCCACCACCGAATTGTCCTGCACCAACAAATAGAGGGTTTAAGCTACCACTTGTTGTAACTGCATTGACTTCGGTAACTAGTTGATACCAGTCTGAAGGGTGCATAATAATTGCGTCAGGAGTTAAGAAGCTATCTTTCTGAATTTCAGTAATTGCTTCATAAACTTGACCAATTCTTTTTAGGTTTCCACCATAAGCACCGTATCCGAAAGTATTAATTCCAGTTTTATTTACGATACCTGTAAGGTTTGGTGCAACACCTGAGCCACCGACCATTTGGTCTGAGACTGCAAGTCTTACCATTGTTTGTAATCTTGAATCAAGATAACCTTGTACTGCTGAAACATCAGCTAACAATTCTTCTGTTACAGGAATAAAAGCACCGATTTTACGGATTTCTTCTGTTCTCTCTGTAAAAGCAAGAGCGTTTTCTCCAAGAGCCGTACCTTCGGCTTTTGCAGTTGCGTTGTTAGTGAATGTAGTTTCTTCCAAATACTTGTATTGATACTGGTCTGTTGTGATTGTATCAATAAGGTCAGGTATTTGTAATGGGTCAAGTGTAGCAGTTGGTACTACTAAGTCTGACCTTGTAACTGCAGGTGGGTAACCTGATTCTGTTAAAGTAGTTTTCATTTCTACTTGTGGATTCCACTTAAGTTCGGAGTTAATGTTCTTTTGTCCATTTTCCATAAAACTTTTGTAAGCATTAGAGTCCATAAATTGACCACCAAGAGATTTTCTTACTTCTTTTGGCTCGTCATTGTGGATAGGCATTGATTTAACTTCTTTGCCTTTTTCTAATGCGTCCTCAAGTCTTGCTTCTTGAACTTCAAGAGCGTTTAACTCGTTTACTTTTGCGTTAAGAGTCTCCAACTCGACATTGACATCTTCAATGGCTTGCTTTTTTTCAACTGAGATTTCTTGTCCACCTTCAAAGGCGTCCTTCATCTCTTGAATGTTAGCGTGTTGTTTTTCTCTTAATGCGTGGAGTTCCTGATTGAGTTCTGTTAATTTACTCATTCCTTTTCTCCTTCAATAGTTATGCCTTGACTTTGTGCCAAGACTTCTTGAGTTGTTAACCAAAGTTTGTCTAGTTCATCAGAAGGTTGCTTTGCTTCTTCTTTTTCTGAGCCAAGTCCAAGAATTGAGTCTATATCGTTATAAACATCTTGGATTCGGTCTTGAATCTGCATAAGAGAATCTTGAGCAGACTTTGATAACATTTTGCCTTTTTCTAAGCGTAAAGAAGTAAGTTCTTTTGCTCTATTAATGAAACTGTCGATTGTGTTAAGCACACTCTTGGCTTCATCTGTGAATCTAAGACCCGATTCGACATTTTTTACATCTTGTTCTTTTTGTTCTTTGACTGATAGCGTATGAGTTAATTGATTTGCACCAACCAGTACTGGAGATACTTCATAAACTGTTGCAGATTTTATGTACCTGACGTTTGTAGATTGTCCGTCTTTTGTAAACTGACCTTCCTCTGCGTCATCTACTTGGAATCCGAATGACCATTGTTGTAAGTCTCCCATAGCTTTGACAAGTTTATATGCTTCTTGTCCTGCTTCTGTATCTAGAAAAAATTCTCCTTTAGCTACTGCTTTTTCTTCGTCCTGTGAAATTGTAGCTTTACCAATAGGCGACTCCCATTTGTGAGACCAAACCATTGGTACTTCTTTATTCTCTCCCCAAGCTGATTTTAATGAGTTGGGTACAACAACATCTCCGTCTGAATCGACTGTGTTGAATACTGAGAATACTGCTTCTACTTTTCCTTCGGCTTCAGTATCTAAAGCAAAATTTACCGACTTAAATTCTTTGTCCATATTATTCTTCTTCCTTTTCTATCCACGCTTCGTTCTTTTCTGTGGAAGGGTCGTCTGCAATAAAGTGTCCTTTATCATCTCTTGCTCTTACTTTACTAGCTTCTGCTAATTTTTTTTCTTTATATGCTTTATCTACCTTGATAAGCAAACCTTGTTCAAGTAGCCACTTAATACTTTTCTGTGGTACTTTTTTATTATCAATAAGTTCGCCTTCAGCAAAATATTTATCTCCGACTGTTATGCCATTTACTACTTCATACATTATGTTATTATCTCCACGCTAAATTCTACGCCTAAGTAATCAATACTGTTTATAGTATAAACACCATAATTGCTTGCTTCAACAACTCTAGCAGAAGATACCACACCACCAAGTGTTGAGTCTCCTTCTATTGCTTGTTTTATACTTGAGCTTCCACTTCCTGCAAGAAATTCATCAAGAGAATCTTGTGATAATTCTGCGTCAACTCTTGAAACATAAAGATAAAGAGGTATTTCGTATGAGTCTGAGCCACGAGACATTGTAGAATCATAATCTACTGAACTCATAACTCCAACTACGGCAGTTGGTGGCTCTATTGAATCAGGAACATAGGCATAAACACTTAGTCCTGAAATTGTTGCAAGTCTCGTTGAGAGACCTGACCTTATGCTTGATAAACTTGCCATAGGTTTACTATAACAAAAAAGCCACCAATGTAGGTGGCTTAATTGCTTTTGTTAGATTTATTCAGTTATGACTTTTGTCTTATTGACATAAGTTTCAAATTCTTCTTTTGACATTCCGTAATAATTAGGGTCATTGATTTGGTCAAAAGTAAAACCAACATCTTGATATGTTTTTCTAGTAACTTTACCTGTGCATTTTAGAAATACTAAATTAGCAATAGTACCATAACCACCCCAAAAATTATCAGATACTAGGCACAGTAAACTTTTTCTGTACTCTACATCATCTAAGTCTGATTCTATAACAAACTTATCTTTGTAAGCAGAATCATAGCTCATTCTATCTTGTACTGACAATCTAGGATTTAAAAATTGTTTACATTCTGCTGAATGTATCTCAACTTCCCATTCGTGATTAACAATAACACCGTGTACTTCGTTCATTTTATTCTCCTTGTTTATTTCATTCATAATCAAAGATTACTACAAATAAAATGTATTGCAACTCTTTTTAGTGATTTTCACTATTAATGCAGATAGCAGTAGCTTCGGAGTTTAGATGAATGAATGAAACAAAGCTACTGCTTCAATATCTGCTTTGTAACTAGGTACAGGGAATGAAACCTAGCCACAATTTTATAGTACCACTAAATGTCTCCTCTGTTACAGTCGTAACAAAGTTCAGACCTTCCGTCTAGTAAAGTTACCTTGTCGCACTCTTTACAAGTATTGTTTTCTTTTACTTGGCTCATTGTTCTCCAAACAAGTCATCAAAACACTTAGGGTGCGAGCCTGAGATGATTTGTTCCCAACCTGATTTATCTAGGTAAGGAAAATACTCTTTGACTTCTTTTCTTGGCAAGTCCCACATAAAGTTATGCCAGTCTTTTCTAATGACATCAACCGTACCTTCTTTGCCACACATAAAGCAGGGAGATGTTGGTACAGTAACAATATCGTCAAGAACATCTCTGCTCATAAATTTATAGTTACTCATTAACAGATGTGCATTTTGTATTGTGATATGTCCTGCACAGTTTTTTTCTTTTGGGCAGTTGCAATCAATTATCATTTTTGTTCTCTCTCCTCAAGTTGTATTTGTAGTCTGCGTATCATCAGCAACTTGCTCACTTCTTCTAATTGGTTGACGTGGTCAAGATGATTGATGAGTTGTTTTATATTATCAAAGATTGTCATTTTAGAATCACATCTTCCTTCTCAAACTCTGCCTTACAATGTATGCACTCAAGAGCAGACCACATCAAGTGAGTGACCTCAAGCTCAAGGCTACAATCAGGACAATTAAATTTAAACGTTGTTCGCTTCTGATAAATCATTACAGACTCATTTTCCCATTAGGTCTATTTAATAATTTCTGTTCCATAATCTTATCCCATACTTCTTTGTCGTGTCCATACATTGTCTTGAATGACATATTCCTAGATTTAACATCTGCTTTTCTACTATGGTAATTATGTCTAATAAAAGTCATTGGTGTTTCTTCTATATTTTCTAATCTCTTTTCCATATCTCTTTTAATTTTTTTAGACATATCTTCTTTGTTAGTTCTTCTTCTTGCATTTTTTAATCTCTGTTTCGCTCTAGATTCATCATTTGTCCAATAATATATTGTTGACTTAGATACTTTAAAATGTTCTGCAAGCTCTCTTTGAGAAAATCCTAACTCTCTCAACTCTCT